TCGTGGCCGCGCATACCTTTTTCAAAAGCAAGGGTCTGGTCAATGCCGGCAAGCATGTCGGGATCGTCGCGCTGTGTGTCGTCGTATGAGACAAAGCCACGTTCCCACAGGGGGCTGACCGCTTCGACGCGCTGGAACTTGTCAGGCTTTTTGCGCATGTCGCCTGTAATGGGGAGCTGGTAGCCGCGCAGTTCTCCCTCGCGGCGGAACTCGTCAAGTATTGTGTCCTGCATGAAATTGGCCTCCATGTACCAGCGCACGGCAATGCCCTGGTCGCGCGTCCACTCGTATAGGTCATAACACCAGCGCACCATTTCAGCCACTGAGCACTGCCGTACAAAAGCGCGGAGGTGCCAGAGCTGAGAACCGGCCTTACCCCAGAGCTTCGCGGCCTTAAAGTCGTTTTTTGTGGAGCCTTTGAAGCTGGGGTCGATATACAGGACAATTTCGGAGAATTTGGACCATGCCGGGCGTTTGCCCCAGCGGATCCACTCGTTGCGGAACACGGCACCCTCGATAATAGGGTTGTTCATGTATTCTTTTTGAAACGCTCTGTACCCGGCGACATCAGCAAGGGCCTGCACTTCGGCCGGCGTCCATTTGGCACGCCATGAAATATTGCCGGCGCGGTCGTAGATGTTCACGCGGGTAACGTGGACAGACTTAATCTCGCACCACTTTGCCAGCACTGAATTTTTTGCAATAAGGTTGCCGACCATAAAGAAGCGGCCACGGCCACCGTCGAGAGTACCGAACAGAGCGGAGCGCACCCAGTCGAACAGTTTAGAGACACGGGCGGGACTTTCCACCAGTTCGTCGTCGTCGAGGTCGTCGATCACGACATAATCCGGGCGGTGTGAGCGGTAGCGCAGACCGCGCGGAGACTGACCGCGACCACGGGCAAAAAACGCCACTTCCGAGCGTGTGACAAACTCGCCCTCTTCCCATGAACCGGCGTTGTACTGTTCGCCGAAATCGGCAATATAACGTTGGTTGTACTGTAATTCAGCCTGAATGTCGCTGAGAAGCGTTTTGGCGTTGTCCTCAGACTTGCCGACTACAACCATGACATTTATTTCACGCCCTTTTGTTTTGGCTGTGCCAAAAATTTCAGCGCCAACAATATCCCAGGCCATAAGCCACATGGGGATAAACACGTCCATGTTGGTAGATTTGGCGGCGCCACGGTGCCAGACAAAACCTGCCTTGAGGTTTCGGTTTTTCCTGATTTTGTTGGCGGCGTCGATATGGAACGGTGCGCAGGGCGTCGACTGCCCCGTTTCGGGGTTTTCAGTCCAGTGCGGGAAATAGAAATCTACGAAATCGGCATAATTAAGCAGCAGCCGGCGCAGACGCGCAAGGCGTTGCTCGGCTGTTTCGTTGATGTTTACGGCAGTGGCGGCCTGCACCGTTTCGCAGTGCTGTTTCCACTTTTCCCGTGCTTTTAAAATCTCCGCTTTCGTAGCCATACGTTAAAAACTTTCTTTGAGCTTTTCGGAAATGAAAAGGTCGTGATAATGGTTGATTGTTTTGAGTAGTTCCGGGGTGACATTGGGGTCGAAGCTCATGCGGTATTGCAGCCACTTGCTGAAAGCCATAAAAACCTCAATGACATCAACGACCGAAGTTTTTTTGTCAAGGCGTTCGACGGTGGCGGCGAACTTGACCAGCTTGTCGGCACTTGCCGCCGTTTTCTCCGGGCTGGGGTCTGTTGCCAAATCTTCAAGTAGCACGTTTATACTGTTAAGTATCTTATTGACCAGCTCCGGGCGTGTGATATTGGCAGCGGCCCTGGCCTGTTCCCAGCCGCCGTCGGCGACCCATTTTGTAACCGTCTGGGCGGACACCCCGACCTTTTCTGCAATGGATTTTTGCGGTTCCCCCTGCATATAGAGCAGTCGGGCGTGTTCCCGCTGCTGTTCACGCTCTTTTTTAGTAGCCATTCATAAAAAAACAAAAATTAGATGCAGCGCACCCACTGCGGGCACGCTTTCACGGTGCAAAATTGGCTTAAAAAAGCATCACAATAAAAAAGAGTGTAAATCTTTTACACTCTTTTTGTTAGGCTTGCAAACTATCCTCAACTTTGCAGTGCTGAACGACTTAAAAGCCATATCGCGGCGTAGAGCAGTGGTAGCTCGCCGGGCTCATTCCCCGGAGGTCGCAGGTTCGACCCCTGCCGCCGCAACAACAAGGTAAAAAAGATTGAATAAGTGAAGCCCGGACGCGGCGGACACACCCACCTCCACCCACCATCGCGCCGCCGCGTTCCCGGCTTTTTTAACAAGACAATGAAAGAAGTTATAATATCCACCGAGGCCGTGAACAGTTACGGCAGCCGTGTATTGACTGCGGGCATAGACCTGAGCCAGTATGAGCGCAACCCCGTGCTGTTATGGATGCACCGCAGGTGCTGGGAACCGGGAGCCATGCCGATAGGCAAGGTCGAAAATCTGCGCATAGAGGACGGCAAACTGATAGGCACGCCGGTATTTGACCAGAACGACGACTTTGCCAAGCAGATAGAGAGTAAATGGGAAAACGGTTTTTTACGCATGGCAAGTGCCGGACTGGAAACGGTAGAGACCACACCAGACCCCGCGCTGGTGCTTCCGGGACAGACGCGCGAGACCGTAACGCGGTCAAAGCTGGTCGAGGTCAGCATTGTGGACATAGGGGGCAACGACGAAGCCCTGCAACTGTACGGGCAGGAGGGCAAACTGCTGAAACTTGCCGCCGGAGAGGAATGCCCCCGGCTTCCCCTGCTTCAACTGAAAAAAGAAACAGAACCCGAACCCGGCAACGAACCCGGAGAGGGTGAAGAAATCAATAACCCCAAAATCAATTTAACAAAAATGACAACAGAACAGTTAACACTCCTCGGACTTCCAGCAACCGCGACCGAGGAACAGGCAACCGCCGCGCTTGCGCTCATGAAAGAGCGTGCCGACAGTGCCGCGACTATCGAGCTGGCCGCAGTCACGCAGACGGTTGACCAGGCAGTGACAGAACGCAGGATCCTGGCAGAGCAGCGCGACCATTACATCAAGCTGGGCAAAGCCGCCGGCGTACAGATGTTGCGCGACACCCTCAGCACCATGCCTCCCCAGCAGAAGCCCGGCGAGGTTATCAACCTGGGCAAGCAGTCAGCCCCCGGAGCCGGCGAAGCCCCCAAAACCTACACCAAGCTCAGCGAGGTGCCGGAAGCCGAACGTCTGGAACTCCGCAAAAACAACAGGGCCGAATATATGCGCCTGTTCAAAGAAGAGTACGGCGTGGAGTGCCCCGCGCTTGACTAATAACACTTAATCGACAACAATAATGAGAAGTAAATTTTTCGCTAAGATTTTCGGCCTTGTGTGCTGTATGCTCACGGCCGTGACATTCAACGCCGCGGCCGGTGCGACGCTTGCCGTGGCAGTAGGCTGCGCCCCCGGTGCCGGAGCGGTAGCCGGCAATGTAGTGGCACTTGTCGCCGGACATTTTGCCCCTGCCGGAGCATTGCGTGCCGGCGTGTTCACAGAGATATGGACCGGGGAAATGATCAAGGCTTTCCGCACCACGCCCGAAGCTTTGGGGTGGATGCAGCGCATCCGCAGTTACAACCAGTATGTCAACCAGGACGTAATCCACTTTGTCGCAATCGGCGGCGATCCTGCCGTTCTGGTCAATAACACGACCTACCCGCTGGCCATTACCGCGCTGACCGACGCCGACAAGCCTATCAGTCTGGATAAATTCAGCACCGAGGCAACCCCCGTAACCAAAGACGAACTCCACGCCAGCAGCTACGACAAAATGGCGAGCGTGCAGGAGCGCCACCGCGATGCGCTGCGTGAGAAAATAGCCCAGCGCGGCATCCACGCAATCGCGCCCGACCAGAACGCGGCTGACATACCTGTAATCAGAACTACCGGCGCGAGCGACGGCACACGCAAGAAAATGACCTTTGCAGACCTGGTCAACCTCAAACGTCAGTTTGACAAAATGGGTATTCCTACCCAGGACCGTGTGCTGGTACTCTGTTCCGACCATGTGAATGACCTGCTCGAAACCGAACAGAAATTCAAGGAGCATTACAACATCAACCAGACCGACGGCAAGATCTGCCGCATGTACGGTTTCGACATCTACGAGTATGACGGCACACCCTACTACAACATGACCACCGGCAAAAAGCTGGCGTGGGGCGCAGTTCCGGCGGCCACAGACTCGCGTGCATCCGTTGCGTTCTATGCAGGCCGCATGATGAAAGCCTACGGCAGCACCGAATTTTTCCACAGTGAGGCAAACAAGGACCCGCTCTATCACCGCAACCTGGTGAACTTCGAGCAGTACGGCATTTGTCTGCCCCTAAGCGATACCAAGTGCCGCGCCGCAATAATCAGCGACAAAGCCGCGTAAAGACCAAGCCGAATGACAACATTAAAGCGAGGCAGTCGCGGGTCTGAGGTCAAGACCCTGCAAAGCAAACTGAACCTGCTGGCCGACGGCATATTCGGCCCTTTGACCGAAGAAGCGGTCAAAGAGTTCCAGAAAACCAAAGGGCTGACAGTTGACGGTGTGGTCGGTACCCGGACATGGGCCGCCTTAGGTGTTTCGCCCGGCAGGCGCAATGTCGATGAAATCATACTGCACTGCACGGCGACGCCGGAGGGAGAGGAATTTTCCAACGCCCGGATAAAGCAAAGTCACATTGCACGCGGCTTTTCAGACATAGGCTACCACTATGTTATCGGGCTTAACGGAGAAGTGCGTCCCGGACGCGTGGAGGCGATAGCCGGCGCCCACTGCACTGGGCACAATACCCGGTCAATCGGGGTCTGCTATGTGGGCGGCTGTCCGCCCCGCACAACATCCGACTGGAACAAAAAAAGCAAGGACACCCGCACCCCCGCCCAGGAGGCCGCGCTTGTGAAGATTGTAAAAGAGCTACGCGGGCGTTATCCGGGGGCGACAGTGCACGGGCACAATGAATTTGCCAACAAGGCGTGTCCGAGCTTCAACGTAAAGACATGGCTCACACAGGTGGGCATCAAACAGTAACAACATGAATGAGCGGCGAAATAATAACTATCATAGTATCGGCGCTTTCGGCGGCGATAGCAGCCCCGGTCGGGGCATGGGTAGGCCGTAAGCTGGAGCGCGACAAATACAGAATTGAACTTGACAGGCTGCGTACCGAGATAAAAGACAAGCTCGCGGAGGTCAAGAGCCACGAACTGGAAAACGTGCGCAAGGCAGCGGACATACTCATGGAGAGTATTGTTCCGCCGCTCCAAAGAGAAATAACAAACTTACGCGATGATGTTCAGAAGCTCAAAACCGCTTTGGATCGCATTTGGGGCTGTCGCTATATTGACCGCTGCCCTGTCAAACACGAGCTGCTGTTCCAGCCGAAAGGTGGCGGAACAGAGCCGGACAGAGGTAACGGCGGAGGTGACAGCAACAGAGCACACCGAAAGCCGGAGCGAGGAAAAGCACGAGACGACCCGGACGGAGACGATGGAGGGTGTGACAGTTACGGAGATTGAAATCTACGACACTACCCAGCCCAAAGACCCGGACACGGGACTGCCCCCGGTAAAAGCGCGAGTAAAGCAGCGGCACGACCAGAACGGCACGAGCCGGACAACCGAACAGACCGCCGCTGCCGCCACCACCGAGAGCGACAGCACGCTGGAATATGACGGCGGCGAACTTGACGAGGTGACGGTAACGGCTACCAAGACGCCGGGCCTGTGGGAGCGCATGAAGCAGGGCGCGGCATGGGCTTCGGCAATAATGATCCTGGCAGCAGGCGGGTGGATAATATTCAAAATCAAAAAACGCTAACGACATGAGCAACGAAACCAAGAATAAAACCGCTGCTGACACAGTAGCAGAAAATGTTCAGGCAATAGGCCAGGCCGTCGCAGATAACGCGGCGACAGTCGAGGATGTGGCGCAGGCTGCTGCCGTTGTCGGTGCAGCTTCGGCGAAACCGTCCACGACCGCCAAACCCAAGGCGAAAGCCAAGACAGAGGCGGACACTGGCGCAAGTGCCCTCAAGGCTGTGGGGGTGGCGGCGTGCAAACGCCACGGACTTGCACAGGTTTGGGTAACGAGCGACGGGCAGTCATTCCCCCAGGAGGGCGACGCCAAGGAACACGCCAAGAACCTGCCAAGTAAAGAAACCCTTAAAGTGACCGCGAAATGAGCACCAGCCTGAATATAAACCGCCAGAACGGCAACGTCCCCAAATCGCTGCCGGGTGAGGACCACATAACAGGTCTGGTCATCTACATGGCCGCCGCCGATATTCCGGAGAGTTTCAAGGCCGAGAGGGTGCAGTCGCTGTCGACCATAGACGCCGCCGAGGCCGCCGGTATTGTGGACTATACCACGGCAGCGGACGGCACGCAGACAGCAGCCCCGTGGGCCGTGCGCGTGCTTCACTATCATCTGAGTGAACTCTACCGCATCAACCCGGCTATAAGCCTGTATGTGGGAATCTTCGAGAAGCCGCAGACCGACACCCTGACCTTTGCCGAAATCAAGACCGTGCAGAACTTTGCTGACGGACGGATCCGCCAGATCGGCGTGTGGTGCGGCGACCGAGTGCCAAGCGAGGACGACCTGGTGGCAATCCAGGGACAGGCCGACACACTGGAAGCCGAGGGCGCGGAGCTGTCGGTTGTGTATGCGCCGAAAGTGGCGAATGTGAAACAAATCTCCACCAAGCTGGCAGGGGGCAACAAATGCCGCGTCAGCGTGGTAATCGGCCAGGCAGGCAGCGGCAC